AAATGAAACTAATAACCGAAATGACAGAAAATGTTGAATTTCTTGTTGAAACAAATGAAGATACAGGAAAGAAAAGCCACTTCATTCAAGGTGTTTTTATGCAAGCAGAGCAAAAGAACAAGAATGGTAGAGTTTATCCTTTTGGTATCATGGAAAATGAAATCAAACGATATGGTAAAGAATATGTTTCTAAAAAGAGAGCATTGGGTGAACTAAACCATCCCCAAGGTCCAACTGTAAATCTTGACCGAGTGTCACATATGATTACAGAATTAAAAATGGTAGGAAATGATGTTCACGGAAAAGCAAAACTAATGGACACCCCTATGGGTAAGATTGCACAGAATCTTGTATCGGAAGGCGCGAGTCTTGGTGTTTCTTCTCGTGGAATGGGTTCACTTAAAATGAATGATTCAACTGGTATCAATGAAGTTCAGAACGACTTCTTGTTATCCGCAGTTGATATTGTTGCAGACCCATCCGCACCTGGCGCCTTTGTAAATGGTATTATGGAAGGTAAAGAGTGGATTTGGAATAACGGTATTATAGTAGAACAGAAAATTGAACAATATAAGAAAATAATTGAAAAAACTGGCAGTAGAGAATTAGAAGAAATGGCGATGAAGTCATTTACAGATTTCCTTTCAAAATTATAATTATTATAAATAAGAGAGATAGATATTAGATGTCAGAAAAATCAGAATACAGTAAATATAATTTTGAAAACTTTCTCGGAGAAGGTGAAACTGGAAATTCTGCTTTAGATGTAGTAACAAAGCATGCCAAAAAATCCATTAAGGGTGTCAAGAGTCATGTAGGTAAAGAGATAAGTCAAGTAGGTAGTAATATAAAATCAAAACTGTCTGCAAAAAGCATACTCGCAGGAACACCCGCGAAGAATTTATTTCCAACAAGGAGAGAGTCAATAATGTACGATAACGAATATGAAACAATTAACGAAGCGGGTAGCGAAACCCCAACTTTAGATACTAATTCTGAAGAAGACCCCAAACTGTATCAAACAACAGACGGTAAACATGCAAAGATTGATACTGATAACGTTCCTGCTAAAGCAAACAGCAAGAAGAATCAAGCATCAATTGCAGGAAAAGCAAAAGCATCTTCGAGTATTGTATCACCTAAACCAATGGGAACTCCCGAAGAACGGTTAGAACAAACTTTAGATGCTCTCTTTGATGGTGAAAGTCTAACAGAAGAATTCATGGTTAAAACTGCTACTATTTTTGAAGCGGCCATTAACGAACGAATAACTGAAATTGAAGAAGACCTAGTACGTCAATATGAAAATATTCTTTCAGAACATATTGCTGAAGTTACAACAGAACTAGCAGAAAAGTTAGATGATTATCTGGGTTATGTTGTAGAGAATTGGATGCAAGAAAATGAACTAGCAGTAGAAACTGGTATTCGTTCAGATATTGCAGAAAACTTCATCGGTGGTCTTAAAGAACTCTTTGAAGCCAATTATATTGACATCCCAGATGAAAAATATAATATCGTAGAAGAAATTGCAGAAGAAAATCAAGTTCTTCAAGATGAACTCAACGAAATGATTCAAAAGAATATTAACATGAGAAGCGAAATGCTTGGTCATAATTGTCAAGAAATTTTCTTTGAAGAAGCACAAGACCTAGTAGATACGGATGTTGAACGACTCGCAACACTCGCAGAAGGTATTGAGTTTTCTGATGCAGAACAATACCGACACAAGATTCAAATTTTGAAAGAAAGTTACTTTGGTGGTGGTGTAAATACATCATCCGAGTATCTAACAGAAGAAGGTAGTGGTTCGGAACAACAACCTTCAAACAACCCAGCAATGAATGTATATATGGGTGCAATCAGTCGGCACTCACAAGCAAACAAAACAGTGTAAAATATAGATTTTATACATAACACATAAGAATGGCTATTAAATTAAACCTTTAGGAGAAATATAACGATGGATAGCAATACACAACCATATGATGTTCTATCAGAAAAGTGGGACCCGGTCCTAGAACATCCCGATCTTCCAAACATTGGAGATTCATATCGTAAAAAAGTAACCGCAGTTCTCTTGGAAAACCAAGAAAGTGCAATGCGTGAACAACACCTCACAGAATCATCCCCAACAAACTCAATGGGTGGTGGTTTCAGTGTTAGTGCGGCCGCATCAAACACAGGAAGTCTTGCTGGTTATGACCCGATTCTAATCAGTCTTGTTAGACGTTCAATGCCAAACCTAATTGCTTATGACCTAGTAGGTGTGCAGCCAATGTCTGCCCCAACTGGACTCATCTTTGCAATGCGTTCCAAGTACGACACTCAAGGTGGTGCTGAAGCATTGTATCAAGAAGCATTTGCTAAGTTCTCTGGTGAAGGTAACACTTCAACAGGTGCCGCATTCAGTTCAACTGGTGGTATCGACCCAACAGGTTCACCATCCCTCACAGGTTTCCGAGCATTGCTCACGAATACCGCAGAAGGTATGGGTTCTTCAGATGGTACTGCGTTCAGAGATATGGCATTTAGCATTGAACGAGTTGCTGTTGAAGCAAAAACTCGTGCATTGAAAGCAGAATACACAACTGAACTCGCACAGGACTTGAAAGCAGTCCACGGTTTGGATGCAGAAACAGAACTTGCTAATATTCTTAGCAGTGAAATTCTTGCTGAAATCAACCGAGAAGTAGTCCGAAGTATTTACACAAGTGCTAGAAATGGCGCACAACATGCAGACTTGACTACAGCAGGTTCATACGACCTTAACACTGATAGTGACGGTCGTTGGAGTGCTGAGCGATTCCGTGGTTTGATGTTCCAACTTGAACGAGAAGCAAATGTAATCGCGAAACAAACTCGAAGAGGTAAAGGTAACTTTGTCCTCTGTTCATCCGATGTTGCATCAGCACTCGCAATGGGTGGTTGGTTGCAACTATCACCAGCATTGAACACATCACTTGATGTAGACGACACTGGTAATACATTCGTTGGTACACTAAACGGTAAAATGAAAGTTTACATTGACCCATACAGTGCTACAACAAACGATGCCCGTTCAAGTGATATTAACTTCGCTTGTGTTGGATATCGTGGTAGCAATCCATACGATGCAGGTATTTTCTACTGCCCATATGTTCCACTACAAATGGTTCGTGCAGTTGGGGAAAACACCTTCCAACCAAAAATCGGGTTCAAAACTCGTTACGGTATGGTAGCAAACCCATTCGCACACGATGACGGTACTGATGTATCAGTCGGTTCTGGTAAGAATGTCTATTACAGATTAATGACAATCAGCAACCTTCATGGTAACACATAATCGTTAGTGAATTAAACTGATAAGTTAGAGGGAGTCCTTTGGGACTCCCTTTTCTTTTATACATACTATATGGAGAAACTATAATGGTATATGCAGGATACACTGGAGAGATTGTTGGATATACTGGTCCTGGCATCCCAGACATTACTAGAGTCACTGATCCAAGGCAACCAGATACAAATAATTATCTTTCTACTAATTATTTCAAATTGGAAATTACCAGACTTCCTTTAGTTACATACCATTGCCAAACAGCAAACCTACCAACTATAAGTTTAACCGCAACAGAACAAAATACCAGATTGGGAACATCTGTAAAGTGGATTGGCGGTAAATATAATTTTGAAGAATTAGCCGTTAGTTTTATAATTGATGAAGATATGAAAAACTGGTTAGAAGTTTTTGAATGGATTGAATCTATAGGTCTTATGGTAAGTAATGTCAATACTATTAACCATAATACCGTAGGACATCCTGTTGGCCAAATTGGAGATTACTTTTCTAATGCAACATTATCAATTACAAATAGTAGTTATAAACCAAAATTGAATGCCGTTTTTTATGACATATTCCCTATATCATTAACTGGCATTGATTTCAATTCTATGTTAACTGATTCAGAACCAGCAGTGGCCACTGTTACATTTGCCTATACTTATTATAAAATAAACAGATTATCGAATGCACAATAATTCCCTTGTATAATACACATTTCGGTGTATAATAAAATCAATATGGAGTTATATGATGAACATAAATGATATACGAGAAATGGCGAACAGAGATATGGTAATGGATGAAACTGAACTAAACATTGAATCTATGAAGACACCACAATTACAAAATAAATATCTTATTATGTACACTGATGAAAAACTCATTCTTGGTAAAATGAAATCAGACATGAGTATAATTAAAAAAAAGAAATGGCTATATTATACAGGCAAAATATCACAAGAAGAATTAGAGTTCTTAAATTGGGAGCCATTTGATTTGAATATTCTTAAAACAGACATAGATAAATTTTTAGATTCTGATGACGATATCATCCTTATAAAAAATAAAGTTCTCCTTCAACAAGAAAAGGTGGACTACTTAGAAAGCATTATTAAGATTATCAATAATCGACAATGGTTGATTCGTGCAACAATTGATTGGTTAAAGTTTACGAATGGCGTATGAATACCTTAGAAATAAATCAAGTTGATTCTGTTCATATTAAAATAGATTGTGAACGAAGTGCCGCAAAAGAACTCAGTCAGTTCTTTACCTTTACCGTACCTAATTTTCAATATACGCCAGCATATAAAAATAAATTATGGGATGGTCAAATTAGATTATTCAATATACACACACATCTTTTATATGGTGGATTGCAATACTATGTTACTAAATTTGCAGAAGAACGCAATTATAAAATAATAGATAACACAAAGAACAAGATTGGTAAGACTCCCACCAAGGATGTCGAAAAATACATCAATGAAAAAATAAAACCGTCTTTGGGTAGCAACAAAATCAAACCATTTAAACATCAAGTTAATGCCATTACATATGCTATAAACCACAACAGGTGTTTGCTTGTTTCCCCAACAGGAAGTGGAAAATCTCTAATAATATATTCACTCATAAGATATTACGAATCTATTATTCCAGAAGATAAAAAAATATTAATCATTGTACCGACTACTGGATTGGTTGCACAAATGTATAATGACTTTAAGGATTATTCTTCTGCATCTAACTGGGATGTGAATAATAAGTGTCATTCAATATATGCGGGACAAGACAAGGTATCTAGAAAAAAAGTTATAATTTCAACATGGCAAAGTATATACAAAATGCCACAAGATTACTTTGAACAATTCGGTGCAGTATTCGGCGATGAGTGTCATCTATTTAAAAGTAAATCATTGACAGCGATTATGTCTAAATTAACACAATGTCCATATAGAATAGGTACAACTGGTACATTGGATGGTAGTTTTACCCATAAACTTGTTATAGAAGGTCTTTTCGGTATGGTTTATGATGTTGTTAGTACCAAAAAACTTATGGAAGAAGAACTACTATCCGAATTAGAAATTGAATGTATAACTCTCCAATACACTCCAGAAGAAATACAAGAAGTTAAAAGGGTGTCGTATCAGGAAGAACTAAAGTGGATTGTAGGAAACAATAAAAGAAACCAATTCCTATCCACACTTAGTTGCACATTACACGGCAATTCATTAGTTCTCTTTAACTTCGTAGAATCACATGGTGTTCCCCTTTATGAAATGGTTAAAAAGCAGTGTGGTAAAAATAGACAAGTATTCTTTATTCATGGTGGTACAGATACAGAACAAAGAGAAGAAATTAGGCAAATTATAGATAAAGAAAAGAACGCAATTCTAATTGCATCGTATGGTACATGTTCCACTGGTATTAATATTAGGAACATTCATAATGTAATCTTTGCATCACCTTCCAAGTCCGTTGTAAGGGTACTACAATCAATTGGCAGGGGTTTAAGAAGGTCAAAAACGAAAGATAGGGTAAAACTATATGATATTAGTGATAACCTATGTTATTTGAAATATAAAAATCACACTATGAAACACCTTAACGAAAGAATAAAGATATATAGTAATGAGAACTTTAAATGGAAATCAGTAAAAATACAATTGAGAGGATTTGGTAAATGAACAATTCATATCGTCTTTTAAAACTTAAAAGTGGGGAAGAAATCATTACCCGAATTAAACAAGTCAAAAATGGTTCAATGATAATTGAACGCCCCATGAGTCTGGTATCTGCCACAACCATGACACCAGATGGAACTATTAAAGAGTTCACAACTCTAAAGAAATGGTTACGATATACTCCTCAAAAAACTACAACAATCCCTAAAGACTTTGTGGCGTCTTATATTAAACCAAATGATGATATAATGGAATTATATTCCATTGAAAAGAAAAAAGATGATATGGCTAACGCCAAGAAATCCAAAATCATCAAACCAACCAATATACAACCAAAAAATAAAAATTATACTGAAGTTAACGAATTGATGAAATTCGTTAATAACAATAAAGATATTAGTCCAGAATATATTGAACGGATAATGGATTCAATTGAAAATTTAAGTAATGAGGATTTAAACGAAATGATGAATAATGGCGAAGATAATAATATGGAATTTAAAAATATGATTGGAATTACTATGATGATTCCACCAGAAGCATTAATGGTATTTGTTGAAAATGGATTATTAGATATTGAAGATGTTAAGAATTTAATAGATACATTAAATGAAGAAAAAGAAGACCAACCGAATCAATCTGGCAAATATGATTCATGGCAACAAACGGATTTGTTTGATAAGTTATCTAATTTCCCCAACCCACCACACTTCCCACCTTGGAACAAATTTGGTTTTAAATTCAAAAAAGATGATGAAGATGATGAAGATTATGACTTATTCGGAAATAAATGGAGTGATTGGTCGCCCGACCCGCAAGATTACCTTTAAGGTAATAAAGGCCTTTAATAATCCTTTATTCCCCTAACACAGATAATTATACACCCGACTCGAATTATTGTCAATAAAAAAATACACATTTTAATTGATTATTTTTTAAAAGTGGTTATAATAGGTAAAAAGGAATATGTATGAAGAAGAAAAAGAAAAAAACTAATCACTACATTGACAATGCAACATTTTATCAAGAAATGATTAAGTGGAAGAAAACAGTAAATCAAGCAGAGGATTGTGGTGACCCCAGACCACCTGTAACCGATTACATTGGTGAATGTTTTCTTAAAATTGCTAAACATTTGTCATATAAACCAAATTTTATTAATTATGAATACAGAGAAGAAATGATAGGTGACGGAATTGAAAATTGCATCATGTATGCCCATAATTTTGACCCAGAGAAATCAAAGAACCCATTTTCATACTTCACTCAGATTATATACTATGCTTTTTTAAGAAGAATAGAAAAAGAAAAGAAACAATCATACATCAAATACAGAGCAATGGAATTAATTGACGATGGAACACTTGGAAATTGGTTCAAGGAGAATTATTTTGAAAAAGACACTGTAAAGAAGGCAATGACAGATTATTTTATGCTAAGTCCAGAAGATATTAAAAAATATACTCCAAAGAAAAGAAAAGCAAGAAAAAAGAAGACGACTAAGAAGAAAACCACTAAGAAAAATGATTTGAGTGATTTATTAAAGGATGAAATAAGTGGCAAAGATAGCACTGATAAATGATACCCACTTCTCTGCGAGAGGTGACTCACAATTATTTTTTGATTACTTTATGAAGTTCTTTGATGATGTGTTTTTTCCATATCTCAAAGAGAACGATATAAAG